CGAAACTCGCGAGGAAGCTACCCTGCGAGTACCATTATTTGACAAATGGTTTATTCTAGAAACAAACTTCGAATCCATCATAGCATGACGATTTTTTAAACAATCGATTAAATTATATGCGCCGTGTTTTGCTTCTTCAGGATCCGCAATAATACCAGCATAATAATTTTTTAAATCATCATAAGTTAAATCGTCGCGTCTATTAAAACATTCTACTACCGCTCTCTTAATTGGAGTATCTTCTTCTGTTATTTTAAAATGAAGTTTTCTACATGATTTAGCTTTCTTTTTTGGTTTTTCTTTTTTAGCCAATTTTGCAATCTCAGAACTATCTATAGCATGGCGAATAATATCTTCATTTGTAAAATTCATATTATTCACCGCTATATAGATCGGCTAGCCCCTCATCACCCAAATCAAAATCATCTACTGGAGTCTCTTCAATATCTGTTTGACTCATAATTCTTCCTTGATTTTGACGAGCTGGCATTTGTTGAGCTCCGCTTTGTCTTGGTGCTGGAGTTCCTCCTGTTTGTCTAGGAGCATAACCTTCTTGATTATATGTTGGAGCAACATTTTGAGTTGTTGCCGAAGTTGTTGCATAGTTTCTTTGATATTCTGATTGTTGAGTTCCAGAATATCTATTATAAGCAGGACGTTGCATTGGTTGAGCTGCTGGAGCTGATAAAGTATTTAATTTTGCAACGGTTGCTAATAATGCCATTTCTGGTAAAGAAATATCTTTTAAAATTGTATATAAAGTTAAGAATTCATCAATAGTTAAAATACAAGCTTGAGGAGCATTAGACACAATTAATTCAACTGCTGGAAGACAATTATTATTGTTATCAACTAGTCCATCAGCAATAAATCTAAATGAAATAAATTTAGATTCTCCGCCAATATTAGCAATTGTTCTTGGTTCAACATATTGATCATTTACAGTTAATCCTCTATCACTTATAAATGCAACATTGTTCATAATCGCATTTTTCATATCTTCAAAAATAGTTCTAATTCTTAAAAGATGAGGATATGATGTATAAACCGTAACATCTTTATCTCCAAATACGCCTGTAGAATAACTAAATGTCAAGAATAGAGAAGGATCTGCTGTCGCATAACCAGATTGTGATACTTTCACAGCGTCCCATTCCTTTCCTGTTGTTGGATTCTTCTTAACAAACATAACTGTTATTCCTAGTTTAAATTTAGCACTAGTGCTAGTAAATAAGTTTAAATTTAATGAGTTCATATATAATAAAATTCCTTTCTTCTTTCTTTTTATAATTTCATTTCTTTAATAGATTTAGCCTTTTTCTTGTAAAATCTTTTACGATTATTTAGTTGTGCTTTACAACTTGGAAATCCCATATCAGTCACATCAATGAAAACATGAGATTTTCCTTGCACATATCTAATGCGGCCAAACATCTGTTCTAATTTTACTAAAGAAGAGAAAGGACAGAAGTTTATTAAAATTTCTAAAGATTGAACATCTTTTCCTTTGTCGAACATTTTGTCCGTTGTTATAAAAAATTGTTTATTAACTTCTGTTTCACGATCTTTAGCTTCTCCTATGAATAAGCCACAATCGATTTTAAAAAATTCATCTAAATCTTTTTTTGTTTTCTTTATAAGTTCAATTGTTGGTAAAACAATTGCTACTTTCTTTTTATATTTGATAAACTTAAAATTTGTTATAATATCTTTTAAACATTCTATAAAATACTCATACCCATCGTTTAAAATATATCTTGCCCATAAAGCTGCAGAGAAACCTTTTGGTGTTTTGCATCCTGCTTTAACTTCTAATGGTGGATTTGTATTATATTTATATAATACAACATTGCAATAATTTGTATTTTCAACAGCTTCAACATGTCTTCCATTATAATATGGAACACTTCCAAAAACTTTTGCATAAACACTTTCATCTCTAAAATTACTTCTAGATGGTGTTGCTGTTAAAAATATAACATATTCTACATTTGAGAATGAATTAATTTTACATATATTTTTAAAATTAACGTGAGCTTCATCAAAAACTCTTGTTCCTATTTTAAGTTTATTTGATAACACATTTATAGAATTCGGGTCTTCTTCAATAAGCATACCCAAAGTTCTATGCATTGCAATATAAATATAATATTTGTTATTATTTTTTATTGCATCTTCAACAGAATCTCTTCCTGATAATATTTTTATTTTGTCTTCTGTTAAATTACTGTGTTTTAAGAATTGACTCTTCCATTGCTCGGCTAACTCTATTGAATCTACAATAACCATAGCCTTTTTTCTTAATAAACCAATCATTGTTATAGTAACAAATGTTTTTCCTGTTCCTGTTGGTAAAGATAAAAACATTTCTCTTGGACCATTATTAGATCTCATTCGTGATAAAAAAGCAATCGCTTCTTTTTGAATATCACTTCTTGGTTTATTTATCATTTCGTAATGCATTGCCGCCGATTTAACAGTACTTGCATAGTTTTTTACAAATTCAGCATCTTTAAAATAATATCTAATTCGATTTTCTCCTATTGATGCCGGAACATAAACGTCTCCATCGTGAATTGTTATCACGCTAGAAAAATATTTGTGATAAATTTCATCATAAACAGAAAAAGCTTTCTCAAATTTTTTATATTCATCAGATTCTAAATCTGGATTTCTAAGAATTAAACTATTTCGTCCTATCTCAACAGTCATTTTCTTCATCCTCGACCAAATCTAAATTAAATAATTTATTCGCTTTTTTCGCCATCAATTTTAATTTTTTAGTATTATTGATTGCAAGTTTAGCAGATTCAATTGCCATTTCATATGATTTTAAAACAGAGTCTAAAATTAAATCTATAGAATCACTATAGTTTCTATGTCTTCGTGGAGTTAATCCTCTAGAAATATCTTCTTTAATATCTTCTTCTGTTACTTCATATACAACTTGTCTTCCATTATCTCTTTCAATTTTCCAGTTACATTGAACTAAATTATTTGCATTCAACGTTGGATTCGATAAAGATAAAGCTGATGTGAAAAAAGATTGAGACATATCATTTTTATAAACACATATAAAATAATAATCACTTGGTTCATAAAATCTATTTTTTGATCGTCTCACATATTTTAAATGTTTTTCTTGCGATTTTTTTCTTGTTTTTGCTGATGAAAGATCTTCTCCAAAACATAGCATATTTTGTATATTTTGAATATTCAAATTGTCTGGGGAAGACCACGAACTTATTTTAATATTACAAGGAATATAAATTTCATTTGCTCCTTCTAAAAGAATATCATAAGATTTTCTTTCTGGTGGAACTATTAATTTTATTTCATTTCTTCTTGCAACTTCAGAAGTTTTAACCCAATCATCAATGATAGGAACGACAAAATTTCGTTCCCCAATCATTGATATTGTTCTTCCATCTTCTAAATTATTGTGAATAAATTCGTCTTCATTATAAGTAAATCTAACTATATAATCTATTAAATCGGTTAGAATCTCATCATTACGTCTTAGTTTTTCTACGAAATGTTGATTAATTGACATAAAGATAATTTAACCTCCAATATATAATATATTGTTAGCTAAATTATTTTTAAAAATATTTTTTATAATAAAATTATTTAAACAAGTTATCAATGTACGACACCTCGTCTTTATCGTAAGTATCTAAATTAGCAAGTTGTTCTTTTATTCTTTCAAAAGATAATGCTTTAGAGATTGAACCACTCATTACAGCTTTAGATACACGTATAATTTTATATGCATTCAACATATCTCGTGAAAAGTCTAATCGTTTTCCTGTTTCCAAATCACGAACTAAAACGGAAGCTATTAATTCAGCATGAACAGACATAACAGAAAGTCCATTTTCAATTAATAGATCACAGAATTTATCAGCAAATTCAGAATAGTCCGTTATTCCTAAATGGTTTGCTGATTCGATTAAATTTAATATGTTTTCTAATGATTTAGTTAATTCATTATTTTTTACAACAAATTGGAAAATCCAATCATTGTAATCTCTACTATTTAACTTTATATAATCCTCATCTTCTTTAGAAGTTAATTGGATTTTTGGATTTATATAAAGAAGTGTTGGACTTGTATAATTTATAACTTTCTTAGTTGCATTATTGATAATTTTAATTTTATTAACAAAATACATTTCCATTTCTTCGTCAAAATCATCATTTGATGGAATCGAAAATTCTACAGAATAATCGGAATTTTCATTAAATTGAGCTGTATTTAAATTTATTTGAAACGCATCCCTGAAATCATTTCCAAACTCAATAACTTGTGAATTTGTCGAAAGTAATAGCGATAGGTAATTCTTGGAATTTATTTAAACAATAAATTTACGAATTTTCCCCCGCTCCACACCGTACGTGATAGTTTCCCATCATACGGCGTTCCATCATTTTAATTATAGTAAAGTATAATCTGGCATTTTCAATACTGATTGTAAATAACTGGGATTATTTTTAAATTCATAGTCAAATACTCCAGAAGTATAATCATCAATATCTCCAACGTTAAAACCTCTTTCAGTATTCCACAAATACTTTAAAACATCCCAATTAGTATATTTTCTAAAAGTTCTATTGAAGTCATTTAAATATAAAATTAATTCTTTTATTTCTTGATTATTTAATTTTGTTTTTGATTTTATAATTCCAGCATGTTCTTTTACTATTTCGGGAGATTTAAATTTTATACGAGTAACATGTTCTGCTTTAGAGAACAATTTTCCGTCGTACATTTTAAAATATGGATCTCCCAATCTATTGACATCTGGATTTATAGCTAATACTATTGAATATTTTTCATTGTTCTTTGGAAACACTGTTGCCATTTCAAACAATGTTTCTGATGCTTCTATTGAAATATTTTCCATACTTTTCCCCTTTCTTTCTATTAATTAAAATGACTGAAGCCTATTCCTCCGCTGCTTATTATCACAGTTTCATAGGTCATGACTTCGCTCTCACAGCATTTAGCTGCTTTCCTTGTTCCATTACAATTTGCTTATTTGACATTTTTAGGTGCCTTCTTTACGCCGCTGTATTTGAAATATTCGGGTTCAGAATATTAGTAATTTCACAAACACCACGTTACTTTTACCATACAGATTTATCAGCTTTCGACGCTTCAAACAAAGGTTCGTTGCCTCACCATGAATGCCACCACCCGCATTATAAAAATACGACTTTACCGAGCTTCATACAATATAAAATCGCATGTCGGAGATTAGTGTAAATGTTTTAAAGATGATTCCCTCTTTAATTCCATTTAAAATTGTAATAGTTAGACCTTAGTCCCATATTTTTGTTAATTTGAATATGAACAAGTCACACGATGTTTTGCTGATAATAGTTTTTGAGTTAATGGGTCAGTTATTTTTAAAGTTGCAACTATTCCCGCGTGTTTATTTCTATTAATTTCAGCTAAGCGTTTTCCATAACAAGTTGCGCATATACATGGTTTTCCGTTTTCATCATGAGCACAACATGTTATTGGTGATCTCAATGCGATAGTTTTTCCAACTAAATCTACTTCTGGAGTCACCGTTAAAAGTTTTGTTCCAACGTTTCCTTTTTCGTCTATTTCATAATAGTTGCGTCCGTTGATTCGACGTTGGCGTTCTTTACTAGTTACATTACACATATAGAAATGTTTTGTTCCACAATCTTCAATATCTGGATTTACAACTGTGTCACATAAAGAAAGTAATAACTTTCTAGTAAGATAACCACTTTTTCGTACATATGTGTAATTTGTAAATTGAGCTTTTCTAGTTCCTATTGCATTTATATAATAATTTCTTAAATTTGAAAATCCATATAAAAAATTATCTTTTATAATGTAAGGAATAATTCCACCTTTCATATCTGGCTTTAGGCCTATGAAAGAAGCAAATTGTGTAAATTGTTTTACGTTTATACCTGTTTCAGAAACACAGTAAGGATGTAGCTCTAATCCATGTGCTGATTTATAAAAATTCATTAAACGTTTGCTAAATTCTCCAAATAATTCTTCAACTTCATTAAATTGAAGTCCATTTGGAATATCTGGTCTAAACAATTGTCGTGCTTCATTGTTTCTTGCAATTAAAATAACAAAATCATTTAAAGAAATAGTATTTCCAGCTAACATATTACATGGAACAGATATTCGACTTAATTTATTTAGAAGATCAATAAACTCTTTTCTAAACGTGTCGAATTCCTTTGGGTTTCCATCAGAATAACGTTTTAAAACATAACTGAAATATTTATTTAATGTTTTTTCAGAAATTGCTTCTGGCATAAATATATCTGTTTCAATTAGTTTTATTTGGCAATTTACAAAAAATTGCAATAACATTAAATTTAATAATAATGTTCCAGCATTCATCTTATATTCTTTATTATATAACACTAGGACGCATTGTGTTTTTCTTAAAGAATAATCGGACAAAATTTCTTGTTTTAACTCTTCCTTCACTTGAATATATTTTTCAATATCAAATTGTAAAGAGCTAATATCAAGTTTTTGAACCATAATATTTCCTCCTTTGCGATTATCTCGCACTGCCATAAGATTGATATTACGTTCTTTATTATAATATATAAAAATAGTAATTTTTGAATTATATAAAAAGAAAAAGAGAGTATATAACTCTCTTTTATTTTCTTTCTTGTGCAGCTGCCTCTTGATCTTCAGCATCTGCTTCATCAACATATTTAACACGATGATCATATCCATGAGTTGCAAGTTTCTTTTGAATCTTTTTAACTTTTTCAAGAATTTTTTGTTTTTCAATTGGATCTGATACATTACTATATTTATATGTTAATTTATTTAATTTTTCGCGCCAAGCTTTCCAACGAAGTTTTCCCCAAAGAGCTCCTTCGTCTAAAACCTCATCGTTTAGTTCTAAATCTTCTAAAATATTGTCTAATTTACCTTTAAAGATTAAATTGTTAGCTGCTTCATTAAATTCTGTTTTTGAAATAGGTTGATTTTTAATATTTACTACAACAATTTGTTCTTGTAAAGGTTTGAATAATTTTTCGTTCATATACTCAATTCCTTTCTTTTATTATAGTAATATTTATTCAACTTCTGCTTCTTTAACGTCTTCGCCTTTAACTTCTTCAGGTAAAACATCTTCTTTTTCAGCTTCACCAGCAACTTCTTCTGGTTCGCCTTCTTTAACTACTTCTGGAGCATCATTTGCTTCCATTTCTTCAAAAATCATATTGATTCTAGCTTCAGAAACATCTGAATATTTTTCAAGTAATTGTTCTTGAAGTCTAGCTGCTAAAACAGTTGCATTAACCATTTCTACAAAAATACGATCGTTATTTTCTTTTGCAATTGATAAAGCAACTTGTTCAACTAATCTAGCTTTATCAACGTCATCTGCAAAACGAGCTTTACCTAATTCAAAAGCTTCTTCAAGAGTTGTATATTCTTCTTTAATTTCATATGAAGAATTTAAAGTAGTGCTAGCTTGTTGAATATTTGCTTGAGCTTTCTTTAGTTTTTCAGCATTGTCCTTTTGAATTTCAGATTCTTTAGCAAATGCTTTCATACCTTTACTTGATGATTGTGCTGCTGCACGTCTCATAAATCTACCTTGGCGTTTTTCTAATTTTTCTAATTTCTTAGCTTTTTTAGGATCATTTTCAGATTTCATTTGTTCAATTTTTAATTGACGTTTAGCCGCTGCTTTACCTCCAAGACCTAAGAATTCATTTAATAATTCTTTGTCTTCTCTTAAAAGCATAACGTTTTTAATTGAAGGTTCATATTCCTCAGATTCATCTAATAATTCCATTAATTCTAAATCACTAATTTCTTCTGATTCAACAACCACTTCTTTAACATCTTCAGCACATTCTTCAGCTGGGAATACTTCATCGTGTTCAACTTCACCAGATGCTTCCTCAGCATTACCCAATTTAACAACTTCAGGTGATTCATTAGCTTTTAATTCTTCGCTTTCTACTACAACTTCTTTAACGTCTTCGCCTTTAACTTCTTCAGGTAAAACATCTTCTTTTTCAGCTTCACCAGCAACTTCTTCTGGTTCGTCTTCTTTAACAGCTTCTGGAGCATCATTAGTTCCTAATTCTTCGCGTAAAATACTAAAAATATTATTTAAAGATTCTTGAATTGCATCATCAGATGTATCTTCTTTAGCGTCATCTTCAATTTCATCAGTAACTTCTAGTTCAGGATTAATTGGATCAACAACATTGATTTCATCAACATTATCAACATCTGCAACTCTGTCTTCATTTCCTTCGGCTTCGGCACTTGTAGTTTCTGGATTTTGTTCTAATGTATCTTCAGTAACAGAATCTTCAACAATGGCTTCTTTAACATCTTCAGCACATTCTTCAGCTGGAAATACTTCGTCATGTTTAGCTTCACCAGCAACTTCTTCTGGTTTGTCTTCTTTAACTACTTCTGGAGCATCATTTGATTCTAATCCTTCTGATTCAACAACTACTTCTTTAACGTCTTCGCCTTTAACTTCTTCAGGTAAAACATCTTCTTTTTCAGCTTCACCAGCAACTTCTTCAACATCATCAGTTGTTTTAGCATCTTTAGGGAAATCTTTTTCTAAATCAAATACTTCTTTAGATTTTGGCTCTTCACTTTCTACTACAACTTCTTTAACGTCTTCGCCTTCAACTTCTTCAGGTAAAACATCTTCCTTAGTTGCAGTTCCTTCTATTTCATCGGGTTCTCCAGCTTTAACAGCTTCTGGAGCATCATTAGTTCCTAGTTCTTCAAGAATACTTTTAATTTCTTGTTCCATCTTAGCTTCATTTAATAATGTTTCTAAGTCTTTAATATTATTTTGGTTTTCCATAAGTTTGAGGTCTCCTTTACTTATATATTTTCATTATTTATTATAATTTATTGTTCAAATAAATATTTATTTTTTACTATTTTTTATACTTTTTTATTGATTTTCACACTGTTTCTGTTGAATTTGTGTTAGTTTTGTCTTTATAAACTGATATACTTAAATTTTCAGATATTTTTCTAGTATAATATATCTCGCCGTCTCTAATATTTAATTCATTGGTTTTTTCTACTTTAACTAAATCATTAGCTTCTTGCGTGCCATATAAAATTTTAAAATAATCTATTTTATATTTGCAATCATTTAAATAATTTTCATCATAAAAAAATTGTGTTTCTTTTTGCATATTATCACCTACATAAACATAATTATTTGCTTTTCTGCATTAGCATTTATTGTTAATTTAATAAATGTTTTTTTGTAATTTTCTAATCCAGATACAAAATATATTCCATTTCCACAAGGAATTAATTGTAATATATTCTCATCATTATACAATGTAAAATTACTTGAATCTAGAGATATATAAATATATGGTTTTGCTTTAATAAAAATATCTTTTTTATAATCATATACAGAAAGATCATATAATCCATGTTGTTTAGATATTGTTTCGAAATCGGGAACTTCAGCATTTAAATTTTTATTTATATTAAACGGTTCGGCATAGTTTAAATAATAATCGTTAAAATTGTCCGGTAGATCCATATCTAAAGTTCCATATTGATCTGATCCATATAGCATATTTGGCCTTATAGATTCACCGTCGTAAATAATAGTATGAAAAGCAGTTTTATAATATTTACTTAAATTTTTATAAATATCAGTTGCATTGTTTAATTCGTTTCCGTATTTATTTTCTTCTGTCGGGGGTGTAATAAAATCATATGGAAACAAATCATAAATATATCCATCTTTGTTTATATTATTATATACTAAAACTAAGCCATTATTTGTTGTTATTGTTGTATTATTATATGATTCCGGAATTTCGTCATATTTTCTTCCATATAAATATTTACTCTTATTATTATATTTATCTATTGTATTTACTTCGCCAATAATATATGTTGTTTTTCCATCTTCTATTTTTCTATCTATAATAGCATTTTCAATTTTATTTATATCTATATTACTTATATATGTTTTTCTCATTTAAAACACTACCCCACAAATTAAATTTTCTTCATTATATATTTTAATATATTCTTTGTTATATACATTTAAAACACCTATTATAACATATCTATTGCCATATGAGTATTTTTCATAATATACTTCTGGATCTTCGTTATAAAAAACTTTTATGTTTTTACCTTCAGAATTAATTGTTGGATCACCATCATATAATAACATAACTCTATATACAGCGTTACCAAAATTACCCGGATAAAAAAATATTTCTTTATAATCATCTGATAATTTATCAAATCTATTTTGGTGGTATGCTTGCTCTACCATATCTAAAACAGAAAAATCTGGCGCTATTTCTAATAAATATTTTCTTTTTTCAAGATCTGTCATAATATCAACCCTTTCTAAACGCTTCTCACAGCAATCGAATAGAGAAATATCTATCTTTTTAAATTTCGATCGCTCACAGAATGGATTTTTATAATGTATTGTTCAAGATCAATAAAAAATAAACAAAAAAAGAACCACTTTTAGTAGTTCTTTAATTTTTGTAATAATTTAAAACACCGCCGCGTTCATCAATAAGAACTTTTGTTTTTTCTTCTAACTTTGTATAGTTATAATCGGGCATTAAAAACTCTTTTCTTTCTAAATTCAATTCTTTACATTCAGCACAAGAAATAACTAAATCTTTTAGATCGGTTATTAAAAGATTCCAACTAGTTGTTTTTAAATATGCTAAAATATCTTTATTATACATATTAATAAAAACAAATTTAGAATCTTTATAATAATTTTTCAATATATTTTGATATATTCTTTCTTGTTCTTCGTTTTTGGCGTTATATAAAATTACTATGTTTTTAATTACTGATGATGTGAGAAAGTTGGCTCCTGTTCTTATTTTTTCAGATAGTTTTGTTTCTTGTAAAAAATTATTAAATACTTTTTCTTTATTAAAGTATATATGTTCTAATGTAGAGTTTGCTAATTCAATGCGCCCAGGATCGTTATCTCTAGCTAGTGTTTCAACAATATCATATTTATATGGTCTTTCACTAGTTTTTAACCACACAGGTATTTGAATTATATTTGTGCAAAAATATGGAAAATAGTTTTCTCTAATAAAATTTAGTTCGCTTTGAGAAGTTTCAAATAAAACATCTTCTAATGTTATTATAATAGTAGCATTTGTTTCCATATTATAACCTTATAATATTAGATTTTCTTTTTCCTTTTACACAATAAATTCCTAATGCTCCAAGCATTGTTGTGCCTGCTGCAGTGTTTGATTCGATCATTTCTTCTAAATTTATTAATGGTTTTAAATATTCTGGAATCTCAGCATCTTTTGGAATAGCAATAATTGCCGCACCTTTATCTGAAAAATCTATTGATGGATTTGGATTATTTTTCTTATAAACAGTTTTTAATATTATTTCATATTTGTCTGGATAATTTTCTTTAAGCCATTTAAATTCTGGTTTTTCGTCTAAGAAAGCAAATAATCTTTTATTGTATTCTTCGTCGCTTTCATTTTTATTTTTATTTAATGCGTACCCAGTTTTTAATTTTATTAAATTAACATTTTCTGGCGGAACTATTGTTTTTTCTGGTTCTAAGGCATTCCATAAAATAGTTCCTCTAACTTGTGGCATTCTTTCTGGGAATTTATATTCTGTTAAAACACCGATTTTAGAAGGAATTAAATAAGTAGCTTCGCCATTTGTTAATGATGTTTTTACTGAATTTACAATATTATTATATTCTCTAAGAACATCAGACATTCTTATTTTTTCAGGCAATAATATTTCTTCTAATAAATATTTTGTAAATAGTTCTCTCAATGTTTTTGGAACAACTGATTTTCTTATTGGAAGACCTTTTATATCTAATCTTTCTTCTGCTGGTTTATTTATTGGTTTTCCTAATTCTGCTAATAATAATCCAGCATAGTGTTTTTTATTTTTTGTTGTTAAAAGTTTAGAATATACAAATTCATTCTTCATGTTTATAATAGGTTTATATGCATCTTCAACTCCAAGATTAGTTGTTAAAACCCAGAATATCCTTCTAAGAGCTTCTGTTGAAATATCAATAAACATATTCATGACATTTAATTCTGACTCCGAAGAATGCTCTAAATTTAATTCGGTTATAATTTCTTGTATTTGGTTGTCAAAATATAAAAAGTTTGCTTTTGTTTAATAAATTCGCTAAATTTATCATTCTATACATTACTGTATAGATCGGACTAGTTCTACAACCATTTCTGGTTGTGTGCGCTGCCTTCGCTTTGAAGTACCTGGTCTCTGAAGTTATATACTTATGAAATTTAATATTTGTGTTTTATAATTTTTAAAATTTTTATAATTTATTCTTAATAAAGGAATATTATGATTTAAACAATAATTATTTTTTATAGTATCTCTGTGTTTAACGTCTTCAATATTTGATCTACTATCTTTCCAGTGAATTCTATCATGAAATTCGCCGTCGTACTCAATTAAACCAATTAAAATATCATTTTTAAATAATGCTATATCAAATCTAAGAGGCTTAAGACAAACACAATCATCAAAAGTATATTCTAAAACATAGTGTAAATTATCTTCAATTTTATTAGAAAATCCTTTTGTTTCTAAAAAATCTATAATGCTTGTTACTCTTTTAGATTGATTTGCTCTAACTCTATTGCAAATAGGACAACCTCTTCCATGCATGATATTTGACGGACTACACATAAAAGTATTTCCGCATCTAGTGCATACTATTTTTATTTTATCTTTATTGTTTTTATAATATTGGTTTGTATCTATATAAAAAGGAGCTTTTTTCGGATAATATATTTCTTCTAATTTAGTAAAAATTTTATCATAAGTAATTTTTCTTGATTCATTTCTTTTAATAGCTCCACATATAGGACATCCTCCATATTCTGGATGAAGCATATTATTAGCAGTGGCTTCAAAAATAGTTCCACATTTTATATGCTTAAATTTCATTTTTTCCCTATGTGCTTTATACTCAGATAAAACTTCAAAATCGTCTCCTTTTAATAATTTAAATTTATTTAAAAATTCTTCATTTGTTAAATTTTTACTCACAATATCACCCCTATAATACATTGTTCGTTAAAAATTTCGATAAGTATCATAACTGCTCGTTTTCCATTGTCGCGGCGAAGAGTAGGTATATTTCAACCCTTTCATTGAAACTCTTCTTACCATCCTTTACCTTGTTTCTGCTCACGCTCCATTTCTGGCGTAAAGGCTTTAGGACGTTCGAGCTTTTCACACATTTTTTAACACACCGATTGCTCGATATGTGATCCAAACGTTAAATCTGTATCGACAACTATTACACTTTTTCTAGTTTGTTTTTTTGCTCTTTTAAATCTATCTTCTAAAATAAAATCATAAAATGAGAAATCACAAATTAAACTTGCAAATTCTGAATCATTTTCATATCTTTTATTCAGTCTATTATATAAATCATTTTTAAAATATGTATTTTTTAAAAGCAATTTCATAATTTGATTTTTATAATAAATTCGATTTAGCATTTCATCGCCATATTTGTTTTTAATATTTGAAAATATGCTATATAATGTTTCTCTAAATGTTTTCGATTTTTTGTCTGTTTTATATTCAAAATAATCAACTAATTCATTAATATCTACATTTTTATCTAAATATTGTGATATTGTGTTTTTATAATTTACAGAAACTATATTGTTTATATACTCAACTGCATCGCTTAAATCATTAAACGGAACATTATCTCCTAAAAACGATTCCATTGCTTCAATTGAAGTTGTAATAATATCTTGTCCTGTAAATGTAGTTGAATTTTGTAAAAACGGATTAAAGAAAGGAGACGATGCAAGACCTGTTATTCCATAATATGAATTTGCTAGAATTTTATAGGTCAATTGCAAAATCTTATAATAAATATAGTCGTCAGAACCTTTCTCGCACTCATTCATTTTTTTCTTGTAAATTTTTCTTTGGTCTAATAAATACTTTAATGCTTTTGCTCCAATATTATCACTTTTATGTGATTCAAATAAACATGCATAACCAGACAAAATATAATCTGAATTTATAAATCTATTTATAAATTGCTCTAGTTTCATTACTTTGTTTTCTTTTGTAATATTAGACATGAAACGACCTTCTGGCTGATAGCGGTCATCATATACTTTTGTTAAATATTCTTGGATTTCTTTATCACTTAAAACTTCTTTCGAATACCTTAAACGAATTTTTTGAATTTGATCCTTCATCCACAAATATTTAAAACTTATCTTTTTATTCATGTCTCTATTACGAATATCAAAATGTGGCATTTATATCACCTTCCTTAATATTATAATAGATTGTTAATTTCATTATTTTTAAATATAATTAGCTATTATAATATTGCAAGCATGAAAAACATCAATGCCATTAAACCTATAATGAAAAACATAAAGAAAATTTCTGTTTTGGTTATCGATTTATTACAAATACCATTTAATGAGCTATAAATCTTTGGGTCATAATCGTAATTTTTTATTTTATTAAATTTAGAAGTATATTCTTTTACATCATCAAGTTGTACAAGCGCTTCTGTATGTAAATCAGATATCTTTTTAAGAGCTTTCATTTTAAATTTTAATTCTTTTAACCTAAATGCTCTTTTGATTTTATCAATTTTTGAATCTTCTTTCTTAGCCTTTAAAACTTTATATTCTTCTTGGCATACTTTATATTCTCTATATGAGTCTATTGCTTTTTGATACATGTCGTCATATATTTTATCAATTTCTTCAATAGTTGAATTATCGAATTTACAATTAGCTAAACTATCTTCTGTTTGGCCAGCAATTCTATTGAATTCGCCGCGTGCTTCAAATCTATTTCTTTTCATTTTTATAATCACCTTTAAACCTTTCTTTTAATTCTTCGTTATCAAAATCAATTGGATAACCTTTTAATACTTCAACATTTTCTTTTAGTTCTTCCATTGTTGTACCAAATAATTTTCCTGGTTTTAAGAATGGAATAACATTATCGGTTAAAATTATTCTTGATAAACAACCGTTTTCAATACCTTTATAATAAACACAAATTACTTGTCTTATAATAGGTTTATTAGGGTTTTCCATTTGAAAAACAATTTTTGTTGAATTATATTTGTTTTTCAAGTTCATATTTTTGTGCTCTTTCATATGCCACATTTTAACATTGTGATATATAGCACGAGCTTCATTTACTAAATTACCTAATTCTTTAATTTGTTGCATGTCATGAGTTTCGGTTAATTTATAACCGCCATTAATAAAATGCCAAAGTTTTTGGCTAATTAAAACTCTAAAACCTGTTTTTTTTGTTTTTAGTTTTTCGTTGTTTTGTTCAACTGGATTTTTTATTTCCATAATCATATTTTCCTTTCTATTTATTTTTGATTGAACCAACTTTAATATTAAAAATAAACTATTTTATAATTCACTTTTAATTTCTATTTTTTCTGTCATTTTTATTTTTGTATAATTTGTGTAATAATCAAAGCTAGCGATAGGACGACGTTTAAATTCAGTTGATCTGTGTAATTTATTAATTCTTTCAACTGCTAATTGTGTTTCAGAATCTTCTGCAGGAACTCCTCTAATAACAGTATCGATCATAGCATAAGACACGCCTAAATTGTCTTCATCTGTTTTTCCACAAAGTCCATCTGATGGTGTTTTATGAACTAAATAGTCCGGAAGGCCTAGTTCATCACCAATTGCTAAAACTTCTGTAACTGTAAAATTACTAAGAGGTGCAAAGTCACCGCATGAGTCACCCCAACGAGTAGAATATCCAACATATTCTTCACTAAAATTACATGTATTTGCAACACGACCATTTAATCTTTGTGCAATGTAATATAAAGTTGTCATTCTCAATCTTGGTGGTAAATTAATAACAGATTGATCTGTTACTGGAACTTTATCTCCAGCATTTTCAAATCCTATTTCAACAGAATTTTGTAAAAATGCAAAAGCGTCATTAATATTTACAGTGTAGTTTTTAATTCCTAATAATTCACAAACTTTTTTAGAATCTTCTATATCTGCTTGAACACCGTTTGGCATTAATACGCCAATAACTCTGTCTTTTCCTAAAGCTTGAACACATAAAGAAGCAACGATTGTTGAATCTTTGCCTCCAGAGATTCCAATTATAGCGTTGCAATCTTTTCCGTTTTTATCAAACCAATCACGTATCCAATCAATACATTCTTGAGTTGCTTGTTTTGCATTAAATTCTCTTATCGAATTAATTTTTCCTTTTTCTAGTGTTTCAAGTACCGGATCTGAATTACAAGAATCGCTTCCTGTCACTACATCCTTATTTCTTTTAGATCTAAATAATTCTATTCCAGATTTTATAGTCATTATAAGATCTAATGCTATTAACACAATTATCATAATTCTTAATACATTCATAATTTTTTCTCCTTCTCTGAATTTAAGTAAAGCAATCTGCAGTTTTGTTTTACTTAATTCACAATAATAATATATAATTTAAATAAAAATAAGTGTAGTTATCTACACTTATTATTTTCTTTTTCTTTTTTCGTTTATATCTATACCGTTGATTAGGTTTAAATTAACCATTGCTTCTTTAGTATCAGAAAGAACTTTCATATATAAACTTAAAGTAGCAAATCGAAGCATAATAGTTTGAGTTACATATTTTGCAGCGATAAATAAATCACTAATTTCCTTTTGTAAAATCGAAGGAGCATAGTAATTACTACCTAATTGCATATATTGAGCGCGAAGAGATTCTAGTTCTTTTGTTAATCTAGTAAATTTATCTTGTGCTTTTGATAAGTTTTTATCTAATACTTTAGCATCATCTAAACGGTTATTTAAAACTTTAACAATTTCTCCCATTTGTTTATATGTTGCTGAACTTAATAATCTATATGTATCTGGGAATAATACAGATCCTTGATAATTTTTTTGAGCAATAATTTGAAGTACATTAGTAATAATTTTTTGAGTTTCTTCGTATGCTTTTGATAGATTATCCGTATTAACTTTAGTTCTAATTAAATTATCTCTAATTCTATCTGGTGAAACAATATCTAATTTAGATAATCTTCCGCCTACATCAGCATATGCAGACGTATCACCATTTTCTAAAGCATTTCTAACAGCTTCAAAATTTTTAAATAAAAGTTCTATATCAGTTGTTTCAAATAATCTTTCACCATTTGAACCGATAGATTCATCAAATAATTTAAAGAAATGATTTAAAGCTTCTCTTAATGCAAATAAATCTTTAGATGGGTCTAAATATATAGTTTTAATTGTTTTTGTTTCAACTTTTGTTGCATCATCTTCTAAAATAGTAGATTCTGTTACATTAATTTTATCAAAAACAATATCTTTAAATTTATCATCAGCAACATTTAACATTTGTCTATTTTTAGCATCTGCTAAATTAACATATCCTAAACCACCAAATGAATTAAAACTTTTTTCCATTGCAAAGGCTTGACGTTCTTTTTTAAGAATATCGTTTAAATTTAAAGTTGCCTTTTCAGTTGGAGCAGTATATCCTAAACCAGTGATTCTAGCAAATGTTTTCTTAATAAATTCAATAATACGAATAACAATATTTTTTATCCATGTAATTATTGAAGTTAAGAACATTCTGATATTATCGCCTGCTCTAGGTTTTAAAGTCATATCTGGAGCCGGGCCAGTTTGAGCATATTCTGGGAATTCTGCTTTTTTAGGAGCAAATGAAGCAAGTGCTCCGAAAATATCTTTTAAAGTTCCAACTTGTTTTGAAAGTTGTTCAACATCAATTGTAGTTGCTTCTAATAATTTATCAAATTGAGCATATTCAGCTAAAGCAGAAAATTGTTCTAATAATTTATCATAATCTTTTTGAATTGATTCTAATTCTCTTGCTTCTTCTTCTTTTAAAAAGTCAAGGTAAGTTTGTTCAACAAATTCTTGTAAAACAGTATTATTCATATTATTCTTCACCTTCCTTTTTTGATTCTTTTAAATTAGCAATTGCTTTTCTTAAATCTTGAGTTAAGAAATCTTCTAAAATTACTTTTTTAATTGTATTTCCATTTTTTACTTCTGCGTGATTTCCGTCAATGCTTTCTGTTAATAAAACATCTCCTTCTTTTGCAAAGTAAATTTCATTTTGGGCACGAAGTTTTTTATTATATCCAGCAATATAATCTTCTGTTATAATTGTATTTTCTTCTGTATTGATAGTGAAAATTTGTCCGCTTTCAAATAACATTTGAGCTTCTTGAATTTTTTCTGCACTTGGATTTTCTGAGCCAAACATTGCCATTTTTGTTTCTGGTAATATAGATTGAATAAATGCTTTGTCATGGCTTGGACAAACAACCCAGTCCCAAGTAACAATTTGCATACCTGGTTTAACTCTATTATATCCTGTCATAGGATCGCGTTCAACACCACCTTGAGCTCTTAAAGAAATACCAATTTTTGAACCTTGTTCGATTAATCCAGCCATATCATGACCAGCAGCTGTATTGGCTGTTTCACATTGACCCATTAATAAATCGCCTTCCCACCAAAGTTTTTCGATAAGCATGGCGATATTTCTTTGATCTATATTTGTTTGTCTTTGAACGGAAAAATCTAGTGGATGACCTGCTTCACCATATAAAGATCTTCCATCGAGTCTTTCTCTTATATAATCGGCTCTTAAAGCTTGTTCCATTATTTCTTTCGGATATATACGTTTATTTCTGTTTGGTCTATTTGCTTCTTGCATGACAGCAATGAAACGTATAGTTCCTAATGGAGTTTTTTCTACATTTCTTAAAGTAGAGATAGTTGCAGATTCTTGTATAATAAAATTAGACATATATCTCAGTCCTTTCTTTTTTGTTGTTCTTTATAATAAATTGTTCTTTAAAAATATAAAAAAGTATAAAAAATAACAAAAAAAGAAATGGAAATTAAATGTTTTCCATGTCTTTTAATATCTCAATACATATTTCTTTTTTTCTTTTTAGCATTTCTGAATATGATATTTCTTCCCCTTCTTGAGGTATATTTATTATTTCAGGTAATACATCTTTCCATTTATTTATAAATTCAGCCATTAATGTATTTTCTTTATTGCTATTTGCATACGATTTATTTTCAGGATTAAAGTTTTTGAAAGTTTCACTAAATACTTCTTTTAGTATTGAGTGGTCAAAATCAAAAGAAAAATCTGGTCTATAAAACATAGTCATAATCGTATATTTCGTTAAAGCATATTCTATTTTTTTAATTGTTTGCGTCAAATAAGAAGGAGATTGAAAGAAATCAAGAGCAAATTTTATAAAAGTATCGTTTTTAGGATTTGTTATAAAATGAGCTGATTGAGTTAATTTATTCTTCCTATCAGTCAAGGATTCTTTTTTAACTTCGTCATGTGGATATACTTCTTCTATTATTTCAATTTTTTGCCATTCAGAAAATGCATTTTTTAAATTAGAAATGAGTTTATTGAACACGTTTATATTAATTAAAAATTCTAACGTATTTAATATATAATTTTCGGTTTCTAAAGTATTTTTTATATAGGTTATTTTATTATTGCCTTTAGTAGAAAAACATGACATAAACGAATAAATATTTTTTGGATATGATTTTATTAAATAACTAATATAAACATTTTTTGAGAAATTATAAATATATTCAGTTTTTTCATATTTTTGATAATAAATCGGCTCATAATAGTTTGTAAATTTAATAATTGATGGATGACGGATATCTTTATATATGTTTTCAACAGTAATTTTATTAAAAATATCCGCTATATTGTCTGAATCTTTAACGTAATCATACATTAATGCAAGCAATATATTTATAAAATTAACATTTCCATCAAGAAATTCTTCAGTTATTTTATTTATATTTTTATTCATATGCTCAACCTCTTTGTTTAATTTTATAATAAATAAACCAGATAAAAAACGGAAATGATTCTTGCAAACCAGCATCAATTTCTATTTCACTAAAATATTTTTTCGCTTCTTCAATAACAATATTAACATATTCTTCAACTTCCGCACATTTTGGACTATCTGTTACTATCATGTCATGAACAATTTTACATATCTCTCTATCAAGATAAAAATCACTATATGGGTCATGAATTTGTCCAGAATATGGAGTAAAATCATAAGAACTAAATCCATTTGCCGTGTTTTTTATAGTATAATAATATGAAATTATTTCAGTATATGGCTCTGGATTTTCAATATTTTTCGGCGAAAAAACTGGTTTATAATTTGGATTAAATACAATAAATTTATTTGTTATAAAATCTTTTATTCCTTCACGTATATCTCGATATACAATATATAAGAAAGATGTTAAATCACTGCAAATAGAAACGTCATCGACGATATTTAAATATATATATAATATATTAATAAAATCGTCTTCAATTTTAAGTTCTAAATTATATTCTTCTTTTAAAATATCGGAAATCATATTTTTATAAAGATTAAAATAAATATTGTCATCAAAACAATATTTATTATATTTTTCTAAAGAAATTATTCTTTGTTTATATTCTTCTTTAGAATTAATGTCATTATATATTTTATATGATTGATTTTCCGTTTTATTTGGAATAGATGCATAAATATATTTGTCAGAATAGCCATTGTTATATTTAATTTCTTCGTCAAGCCATATGGCAAAAAATAGAAAGTAAAATATTTTATTATACATGGAAACAACGTCTCTATCCGGAATAGAATTCATTATAAAACAATTGTCTTTTACATGAGTCAAATCTTTAGAAGTTAATTCTTTTCCATTTTCTTTAAATATTTTTAAATTTATATCAAAAACAATTGACATATTTATTTTCCTTTCATTAAAAATATTAGATCACTTTTTTCTTTTACGTCATCAACTGTAAATGGAGCAAAAGTTCCATCATCTAAAATTTTATAAAATTCTTCTATTTTAACAGTAGGTTTATTTATTAAACTACTGCGACTATATTCGTACTTACCAGAAAAAAGAACTGCTTTCTTGTTTAGAAAATCTATAAATAAAAAATTATTATTATTTATATTTTCTGTAGTATTTTCGTAAATAGAATTTACACTTTTACATATTACAGATTTAACTTTATTTGTAAAATTAACAATATATTTATTATAAGGAATATTTGAAACATATTCCTTACTATTTAAAACACCAAAAATAGCAATTCTATTATTAGAAGGATCAATATATTTTAAAATATGATCGTAAAAACAATTTAGTGGATTTTTATCTGATGACGGATCTGAAACAACTCCAAACATAGCCGTATAATCCATGTTTAAATTTATAAAATTCATAGGATATATAATTCCCACATTTGTATTTTTTGTTATTATTTTAGTAAGAAATTCCCGATCTTCTTTAAAATATTCATTTTCAGTATCTAACTCTTTTATAATTGTTTCATTGTCAATATAAAATTTATTTTCTTCCATCGTAATTTCCTTTCTCTTTTATCATAGATATGAATCTCATTTTTTGGTCAAATGTCATTTTGCTAGTTAAGTCTGAGATATCATAATCTGTTGCTTTACATAAAATAATATCTCCTTTTGGATGTAGTACATATAAACGATATTCATTATTTTTATAATCTATTTCAAGAGCATCCTCATCAACAAATATTGTTGCATATACAGCATTGTTTTGAAATATATGTCTATAAAATAAATCTACTACCTTCGATGAACACGAAGATATAGCAGGAAATGCTCCGTTATATTTTAAAAAATCAATATATGATATATAAAAGCATAATTTTGAATCTCCTATTGCATTAATAAAAGATCGTTTCATTACAAAACTATAAAAATAATTAACATGAAGCTTTTTTTCTCTTGTATAAGAAGGAAATGCCATGTGATAATATTCGTTTGTTATTGGGCTAGCAAAACTGCAAATTCCAGAGTTGTGATAATCATATAAACCCAACAAATATTCTTGTCCATATAAGCGTGTTATCAACTTTTCTGTTTCTTGAATATCATCATCCAATAATTTAGTGGTATCTTCTGCAATAATAATTATTTTAGGACTCAATAGTTCTTTGACCGGCATTTTAAAAACAACATCAATATCTTTATAACCAGCAAATGGCGAATCATGTGATTCACTGCTTTTAAATTCTACATGAGTAGTAATTTCTATTTCATTATTCATATTTACACCTCGATGTTTGGAACTTTAGATTTTATAAAACTAATTAAATTTAATTTATTATTTAAATCACTTTGCTCCAATATTTTACTTAATTTATTTTTTGCCAATACTATTTTATTTCCATTTTCTGAAACAAAATATATAATATACGAATTCTTCTTTTTTGAAATTCTCAAATCACTTTCTTTTACATAAACAGTAAATTTATTTTTAGTTGTATCACTTGGTTGATATCGAATATCGTTATATAATTTACTAATTTTAGAATAATTTAAAATTAAGAAGTTCTTTGCATTTATATCAAACACAAGTCTATCTTTCATGTTAAGAAGTTCTTTAAAAATTAATTCTGTACAAGTATCCGATACTTGTGATACATATGCAAAATATTCATCTGCCGTATTTTTACTATAATATTCACTTACAATTGCATCTTGATTTATTTTTTCTTTTTGTCCGTCTAAAAACATTTTCTTATATTCAATATATGCATTTTTTTCATATGCCTTTTGATATGAAATATTACTTTGATTATAATAGTTAAAGAAAACACCAATTGGCTCTTCAATATCTATTAATGTCAAATCATTATTATAACATTTCCCTAATTGTACAATTGGGTAAAACAAAAAATTAGTTGTCGATTCATTACTAACTATTACTAACTTTTTATCAAAAATTTCTTTTAAATTAAAATTGTATGAGGTTTCATCGTTACCAAACAATTTTGCTTTTATTTTCTTTAACATATTATTTTCCTTTCTTTTTATTTAAAATATTATTTTGTTTTAAATACAATTTTATATATTTATATGTATTCATTACTATAATATATTTTTTTCCATTTTTTTGTGGTATTTTAGTGTTTTTTTCACTTTTTTTCACTATTTTCATTTTTTTTAATGAACAATATAATATATATACAAGTGAAAGAAGGTGTGAAGGCATGGAAGCTCAGAAAAATCAATCACCAGAAATTGATCAACAACAAATAGAAATTGCAGATAGTGGTTCAGATGTAGAAGAACCTGTTGATGAAAAGTCTCAATCTGGTGACGTTGAAGAATATCCTAATGGTATCGACGACGAAGCTGGATACATGGACGACCAATCTCAACAATCTATGCCTGCAAATTCAACTTCAAACTCTTCTGAAGAAATGAAGTTACTTCACCTTTTCGATTTGTCTCAAAACTTAATAGATTATGCAAATATTTTCGAAGCGAATTTTGATAGTATTGATTATAGTAGGATTGAAAAAGAAAATATTGAATATTTAGAAAAGCTTAAAGATAGATTTGCTTTATTTAAAGAACGTTTGCAAAATTTTATTATTGATGTTTTTTATAAAGAGACTTACGAAAAAAACCTTTATATATATTTGTCATTAAGACAAGAATTATTAATAATGGTAAAATATCTGAGACAACTATTAAAACTTGAGACTTTAGTAGCCGATCCAGAAGAAAAATCAAAATAACAAAAATAAGAAAGGAAAAATTTTTATGGACAATCTAAATTTAAATTTAAACTCAAAAACTTCTAACGCCGTAATCCATGAAGCTGGTGAATTTTTCAGAGAACAAGGTTATTCAGTTGTTGGTAACGGTTTCGGAGAAGTAGTTGGCGATCCAAGACTTAGCCAATCATACATTAACGCTCTTTGCGAAGGAATCGAAGATGCAAATCGTAGAGCAGAAATGTCTCAACTTTTAAATAACGCTGCTGAACAAACTTTATTAAACGAATCATTAAATGGTATTTCACCTTTAAGTTCATTATCAATGCCAGTTGTTAGAAAATTATGGCCTAAGTGCGTTATGAAAGATGCAATGAAGACTATTGTTGCAACAGCTCCAATTTTCACAATTGCTTATACTAAACCTTATTTATCAAAAATTGTTGATGGTGAAGAAGTTAGAAAAGAATTACCTCGTGGTGTATTCACTCACGATGCTGATGGCGCTTATGAAACTCCTTATGCTGCAAGCTGGGGCGAAGATAGAGTTATCGAAAAAGAAATCGCTTTAGCAGCTGCAAATACTTTCGTAGAAGCTGAACTTATTGCAAAGGATAAATTAGCAAAAACTCCTTTAGATAAAGAATTAGAATTAGTAGAACTTAAATATACTGCTCAAGATGTTGAAAAATCTGTATTTATCGGTAAGAAAGTAGGTCTTGAACCTGTTGTTATCGCTGATATCGAAACTCCTGCTCTTGCAAAAGATGGTGCTAAAGATGCTGTTAAATCAATGAAAGGTCAAGTTATCGTTCGTGTTGATTTCGCAAACGGTGTAGCTAACGCTGCATTTATTGGTGCTATTCCTGTTGCAGAAGGTACTACTGGTACAGAAGGCGCTTATGGTGCAATTAGCGGTCTTAAAGTAGTTCTTCGCGCTCGTAAATCAAGCGAATGGAACGAAGAAGGTTGGGATGTTATGATGGACATCGCTCGTCAAGAAGTTACAATCGGTACTGGCGAACATCTAAATGCTCCTATCACTGTTTCTTATTTACAAGATGTTAAAGCTTTATATAATATCGATGCATTAGCTGAAATTGCTGATCTTATGACTAATACATTTGCTCAAAAACTTGACTATGAATTAATCAACTTCATGATCGAATGCTTCTTAAAACGTCCTAAGAACTCTGCTTATCCTGTTGCTGATGGATACCATGCTATGGGCGAACATTTATATCGTTTTGATGTTAAACCTGCTGCTGGCTATGCTGGTTCTCCAACTGCTTGGCGTAGTGAAATCAAAACTGTTATTGAACATGCTGCAACTAAGTTAATGACTGAAACTTATTTACAAAGCGGTACTTTTGTAATCGTTGGTAACCCTCTTGACACAGCTCTATTAAAAGAAACTGATTGGCAATTCAAACAAGGTGCTACTGGTAACGTTGATGGTACAGATATCAACTATACTACTGGTGTATTCCAAGGCACATATGTTTATAAAGTTATTAGCTCTATCAACTTTGAACCTGGTAAGTTAATTCTTTCATTCATCCCTAGTGGTGACAAACAATTATGTCAAGCTTATTATCCTTATTCATTTACTATGGAAAAAGGTAATGGCTACAGATCACCAAATCATTCTCTTGTTCCAAATTTAATGATGACTAAACGTCATACTTATTATGAATTCATGCCTTGTACAGCTCTAATTGCTATTGAAAACAATACTGGTACTGGTCAATTCAATACAGGTAACGTTTATACAAAACAATTTTAATTAAAATAAAACAAAAAAAGAAACTAGAAGTTAATCTAGTTTCTTTTTTATCGACACATTGGTAGATTATTTTGGCAAAATGTACAAGGAGTATCTCCAACAGTTACCTTAGAACAATCGTTATTTTTTAAAGATTGGTAATATGAACATGACTCACATTTATTATATTTTGGTCCATAAGAAATATTGAAATATTCATTAATTAATTCCGATGGTGTTGGTAATGTGTCAATATCCTTGTCGTCAGATTTTTTATTAGCATGCTCATCTAAATTTTCAATGTTAATTTTGTTTTCACATTCTGGGCATAAAATATATCTAGTTACAGGAATAGATTTAGTACTAACAATTTCCTCTCCATCTGAGCAGAACTCACACCCACATTTCTCACAAACAAAATAATATTTCTTTTTTCCGTGTTTTAAAATTTCTATCATTTTTATTTTTTCTCCTTTCATATTAATAATATATAATTTATTTATTTATAGTCGTTCTGTAATAAATCGAACGGAGAAATATTCACCTTTTTAAATTTCGATCGCTCACAGAAGGGTTATTTTCAATATTTTGGAAAAATAAAATAAGGAAATACCTTATCTTATTTATCTATTCTAGTGATGTCAATTTCAGCTGTATCAACAACAGGCTTATTTTCATTACCCATTTCATACGCTAAAATATTTTCATCTGGTGTTAAACTGTCACCAATAACAACTTTTCTTCCACATTCATCAGATACAAGTTTTTTTGCTTCTTCGATAAATTGAACAGGTAACATGTTATTAATAACAAGAGTTTCTATAATATACTCAGTTTTCTCATCAAATCCCATAAGTTTTTCAATGGTTTCATCTATTCTATCAACGTCTAAAACATTTTCTCTTTTTGCTTTTTGTAATATATCATACGGAAAAGCATCTAAACACATTCTATATATTTTAGAATAAACAATTAAAGCATCTCTAAGAGACATTTCAACATCAGCTATTTGTTTTAATTCATGTCTAAAAGCAGCTAATATTTTTTGTTCGTCATTTTTTAAACAATCTAAAATACAAATAAGTTCTTTAAATGTAATAGTTTGTGAAGCTAAAACTTTTTTATCTATAATATATTTAACCTTATAACCATTTTCACTTCTAACTGGTAATAAAGCTGCAATAAAACTATTTGATGCAGAACCTTTTGTTTCTGAATTTATAATAACTTGTGTTCTTAAATTTGTTTCAAGATATTCCTCTAATTCTGAGCATAGAGTAAATTCGGTTATTTTACCAACTTTATAATATTTAAATACTAATTCTAGATCTTTTGTCACAGTAATCATCCTTTCATAAGGGAATTTATAATATATTGTTCTTAAGATTTTTTTATTTTATACTAAAACTAGATGTTTAAACACATTTAATTGCTGCTGAAGGGATGAATTTAAGAAATAAAAGCGAACAATGTATTATATATTTACGTAAAGGAGACTTAACTTAATATGAAAGTTGAAAGAATAGAAGCATCTATAAAAGAAGGTCTTTCTTCCTCAGATGTTAATAGAAGAATAAACGAGAAAAAAATAAATCAAGTAAAAATAAAACAGGATCAAACATACTTAAACATAATAATAAAAAACACTTTTACTTTTTATAATCTACTTTTATTCTTAGTAACAGTTTGTTTTATAATAGCAGAAGTTGAAATAACAAAATATTCATTTTTATTATATGCATTAGCAAATACATTAATAGCTGTTATACAAGAATCTAAAGCAAAACACACTGTTGATAAATTAAAACTTGTTACATCTCCAAAAGCTAAAGTAATAAGAAACGGAGAGGAAGAGGAAATTTTAGCAGAAGAAATTGTATTGGACGATATTGTTAAAATATCTATATCTGATCAAATTCCAGCAGATTGTATATTAATTTCAGGAAATTTAGAAGTAAATGAAAGTATGCTAACAGGAGAATCTAGATCTATAAAGAAAAAACCAGGAGATGTTTTATTATCTGGATCATATGCGGTTGCTGGAGAATGTTATGCAAGAGCAGATAAAATTGGGGAGAATTCTTATATAAACACTCTTCAAATAAAAACAAAAAATGTAAAACAAAAAAAATCAAAATTAATGTTTTCAATAACAACAATTATTAAAACAGTTGGTTTTTTAATAATTCCTATTGCACTGCTAAATTATTTTAAAACTATATCTTGGGGCAAATTAGGAATATTTTTAAAATCAAACGAAGAATTTATAAAAGCTATAAGAAGTTCTGGCTCGTTAGTTGTTGGAATGATTCCATCAGGTTTAATTCTTTTAACATCTACTGCATTAGCAGTTGGTATTGTTAGACTAGTTAAGAAAAATACATTGGTTAGAGATTTATATTCTATAGAATCTTTAGCTCGTGTAAATGTAATTTGTTTAGACAAAACCGGAACTTTAACAGATGGAACAATGTCAGTAGAAAAAGTTATACGGTACGATATAAAACAAGGTGCATTAAAAACAATAATGGGTTCATACTTAAATTCTTCAGTTGGAACGAATCAAACAAACTCAGCATTGGTTGAAAAATTTTCGCTTAACACTTATTATAATGTCAAAGATGTTTTGCCTTTTTCAAGTGCTAGAAAATATTCTGCTGTTGATTTCGTTGAAATTGGGGTTTATGCATTGGGCGCGCCAGAGTTTTTGTTAAAAAGAGAAAAATATACAGAAATATTTGAAGAAGTACAAAATCAATCACAATACGGATATAGAGTTTTAGTTTTATGTAGAGGAAATAGAAGAACAAAAATAGACCAAGAAACCTCTTGTGTTACAGGGAAACTAGACCCGGTTGCATTATTTGTAATAAAAGATAACATCAGAAAAGAAGCTAAACCAACAATAGACTGGTTTAATGAAAACGGCGTTGAAGTGAAAATAATTTCAGGAGACAATGCTTTAACAGTTTCTAAAATAGCAGAACAAGCTGGAGTACTTGGCGCTGATAAATGTATTTCTTTAGAAAACATGAGCGACGACGAAGTAATTTTAGCTGCAACAAGGTTTAATGTATTTGGAAGAGTAACACCAGACCAAAAAGCATTAATAATTAAAACATTACAAAAAAATAATAAAAAAGTCGGATTTATGGGCGATGGCATAAATGATATTGTTGCATTAAAAACTGCAGATTGCTCTATAACAGTATCTTCTGGATCAGAGGCAGTAAAATCAATTTCACAAGTAGTTTTATTAGACAATGATTTTTCTAATTTGCCTTCTGTTGTGTATGAAGGAAGAAGAGTTATAAATAATATTCAATTAACTTCAGCATTATTCTTAATGAAAACATTTTTTATAATGATAACTGCTCTATTCTCTTTATTAACACTTCCTAGCTATGAATTTAGACTTGAGCAATTTATAATAATTCAAACTTTCTGTATTGGGATACCTGGAGTTATTTTATCGTTACAACCTTCTAAAAATCCAATAAAAGGAAATTTTTTAAAGAATGTTGCATTAACTGCAATTCCCGCTGCGTTATTATTAGTAGTACCCGTTCTAATGGTTTATTTATTTAATGCTTTAGGAATAGTTTCAGATGAAACAAAAATACCTCTATCGGTATTATTATCTACTATATCAGCATATTCGGTTTTATATAGATTATGTAAGCCGTTTAATAAAACAAAGAGAATTTTATTTATTACAATGGTTATTGCCGGATTATTATATTTATTCATTGCACCAGACTCGATGTTAATACCGGATTATTTACAAGGAAAAACACTAACTGAAATTATTCGTTATTATATAGAATCTTTCTTAGTTTTCTTACGATTCGATTTCTTAAACACCTCTATATTAAAATATTTTGGAGTAGTAGAATATATATTTTTATTATCAACATTAATACTATGCTGGCCATTCTATATTTTATTAAGCAAAATGGTTTCACATACTGTTAATACAATTGAGACAATTAACCCAAATATTTTAAATGATGAAGATGATGAAGAACAAAAGAAAGAATCTAAATTTAAAAAATTAATCAAAAAAATATTTAAAAAAAGAGAAATCTAGAACTATTCTCTTTTTTCCTTAAACGAAATAAATAGTTTAATAAGATTCTCGTATCTTAACAAACGCCAGCACACAAATAATAATCTCACTTTCTTTTTGCCAAGTGCTGGTTTGGTATATAATAATTTAACGACGAACGATTTTACGTTCGTCTTTTTTAAATACCGTAAGAATAATTTCCCACGGATAAATAAAATCATTTCCGGATTTTATTTCTTTAGTGATTATTGAACCACTTTTTTCTTTATTGTATATCATATTAGCCTCTCCTTTCTAGTACGAATACAATTATATATAGACTTTATATCTATATATTCACAATTATAATATATAAATATAAGTATAGTGAATCCTAGTTAAAAAAGAATAAGCAATAAAGCTTATTCTTTTTATTATCCAATAAATATTCTTGGAACGTCTCCGCTTCGTAGTACATTTTCTTGGAATGATTGAAGTAATTGTTCTCTTTCATCATGTGCTCTTTCAACAGACTCCATAAACAAAGAGATATTTCCAACTGGAGAATTCAAAGTTTCAAAACGTTTTCTAATAGGATAGATACTTTCTAAAACATCTAAATATGCTAACTTTAAAAATTCTTCTCTTAAAGCATCTTTTATAGATCTTAAATGTTTTGGGTGAGTTGATTTTAAAGTAATCATTGCCCTATAATCTCCCCACAATCTAGGATATATTTCAATATGAGTTGTTCCTATAGTATGCCATGTTACTCTTGGCATTGTAATACTAGCAAAGTCATTAGATAATTGACTATCATAAGGATTTGTCATTCCTGCGGCTAAATAAGAATTATAAGTATAGTTCCATTGATTGCTAACTAATACTTTAGAAACTCCCATAATCTCCATTCCTTTTTCTTGTGGTAAAACGTAACAAGCTTTACCTCCAACTATCTCGTCTTTTGGTCCAATAATAACTCTATATCTATATGGAAAATATTTACTAAAAACAGGCAATGTTATTTGAAATACTACTCTCATAATTTCGTCGTCTGATAATTCTAAATCATATGCAACTGCTCCTAGCTTTCTTCGTATATCTCTCAATACTATTGATGGTGTTAAACCTGAAAATGACATATAATCAGCCCTTTCTTTTTTCTATGTTCCTTGTCTGTGAGAAGACGAATGGAGAAACATCCAGCTTTTTAAATTTCGATCGCTCACAGAAGGGTTATTTAATATAATGTATTGTTCAAAACAAATAAAAAAAGAACTATAAGCATTCACTTATAGTTTTAATAGTTTTTCAGCTGGTGAGACTTTGTCTTGTCTTCCACTTCGTGTGTTCATAATAGCAGAAACAATTTGTTGTGAATTATCTTCACCAATAAGGCCTAAAAAGGCACTTGAAAATTCTGGTATTTTTGTTAATTTAATCATTTTGTAATCATAGTTTTTATTAGGGTGATTATTTATATAAATTCTATACGATTGGTTTAAATTAGATTTTGTTCTAATTAATTCTGATAGTAATAATTCATAACTAACAGAGCTTAACCCCATATTTCCAGATTTAGTTACATCCATTGCTTGTAATAATAAATTTAATATATTCGAATATGAAACAGTAGAAGGTATTTTACCACCTTCGATAATCGTGTTCATAAAAAACATTATGTCTTTTATATTTTCACGGTGATTTGTATCATAACAGAAAATATCGCCTTTATTTAAAATAAACACATCGTAACTATTTTCTGGCAATTCTGGTTTTAATTTTCCTGTGAATTTTTTACGATCAGAATAACTAAATTGAAATCTAATTGGTAAATTTATTTCATATAGTTTTTTATCACATTTAAAATTGAATATTCCTAAAGTTTCAATATTTTCTCCCATAACATCAGCAAAGGAAGGAGTACTTTCTAAATATGATGTTGGAAGATATATTTCCATTTTGTCACCAATAAAAGTTAGTTGATGACGCAAATTAATAACTTCTTCTTTTAAAAAACTAAGCATTTACATCGTCACCTTTCTTTTTATTGTTTTCTGAGATTTTATTGGTAATATTTGTTTTTAAAACACCGGCTGTTGTAAGATCGCCCAATCCAATAGAAATATCTTTTTTGAATCTGAAGACAAATTTTTTAGCATAAATAAAATCACGTTTAATAATAACGAAAACAGGTACTCCATAATCAACTCGAGTAACTTCAATAGAGTATTCTAAACCGATATTATTAATTAAATTATTATACTTTTTCTTCAGACCATCTAGATAATTTCGTATTTGCTGTTCGCTAACCTTTTCACCAACCATGTTTCGTAGAACCATCAAATCATCTTTTAATTCAACTTTTTCTTTACAAAACTCTATGATTTCTGTAAATAATAAATGTTTTATTTTTGGGTAATATATTGAATTTTCAATATCCGTTGGTAAAGAATCCTTAACATCAACAAACATTTCATTTAGATGCTGCATCAAAGGATTTTCATCAACAATGATTACTTTATCTGTTGTATTCATCGATAAAACCTTTTATATAAACAAGCTTTTTTAAATTTTCTTGTAAAGGTTCTTTGTCAAATTTTCCAATAGTTTTTATTGCTTCAACTGCTGATGATTTAGCTTTGCTTGCCTCATCTTCTAAATTTGCTAATTTTTTTCTAAATAACTTTTTATCGTCTTCGTTATTTTCAACACAACATTCTGGAATATCAACTGAATTTATATCGCAAGAATCTCCAAATAAACCATTTACTTTATCAATTGCAGTAGTATCATGAACTTCAGGATGTTCTAATTTATCTACACAGTAAGCACACTTAACTGCTTTTGCAATAGGAAGTTTTAATTCTTTACTATTACAACTAATAACAGCTAATTCTTTTGTATAGTCTTCCTTAAGAAGTTGTTTTACTAATGCGTTTGATTTCAATGTAAAATATTCTGGTGATTCATTATCAATATCTTCGTTTAAAAAAACTTCATCAAGTAATTTATCTATTGTATCTATATTTTCTTGAATTGTTCCACTTATTTCATCTGTTGCTTTACGAACAAGACGAGTTCCTTTTAGATAATTTTCTGATAATATATTAAATTGTTTCATATAGGAGACACCTTCCTTTTTTATCTATGTATAATTAATTGTTCAAAATAAATTTAATTTTAGATAGATATTTTTGATTAGATGGGTGCTCTACTGCTTTGTCTTCAACTAAATATTCAAGTCTGTTTAGTATTAAATTAAATGTGTCTAAACTTTTTGTGGTTACTCCATAAGAATACAATTTAGCCATAAATTTTTTATATTCTGGAACTAAATTACCAAGGCCTGTCTCAATTTTTTCTAATCGTACAGAATAATTTGGAAATTTTTTTCCATATTTTTTAAAAAACATTGCTTTTTGTAATGCGTAACCGTTTGTTGTTCCATTAGATAATACTAAATTTTGAGCATTTTTTAATGTTGTGTATCCTGGGTATATTTTAGCGTTTCCTTTTAATTTTTCTTCAATTGCGGCAATAGTACTGTCTGCACTATCTAGCATAATTTCCCAATAAGGAAATTCTTTATGTGTTGTTCCTGTTATATCAAATTCTAATTCTTCATGTTTCTTTTTAAATTCTTCATATGCAAATGAATCATGTTCAGACAATATTCTTTTTAGTTGAATAAAATATCTAAACGGGATATTCGGCAAAAAACTTGGCAATTTGTTAAGCGCTTCTTCAAATGACAATTTTTCTCCTTTTTCTTCATGTGCTTTTCGAATATTTGTTACAGAATTTAAAAGTTCTTCAAAACTAATATTTTTAAGCATTTCCATAATTCTCATCAACCTCTACATTTTCTAAGTATTTTAGCAAAATTTCATTTCTAATTTCAATAAATGTATCTTTATCTTGTAAAATAGCAAAGTACTTCTCAGAAGCTTTTGCGTCAGATAAAAATACAATTCCTTCTCCATAATTTATTAAAAGATCTAGCATTCTGTTATTAAAAACTTCATAAAGATCAAGATTTACAATAGCTTTAAAAAGCTCGTAACCTGATTCATACATTTCCATTATATCAAAAATTATATCTGAAATAAAATTACAAATTAAAACATCGTCAAAATTTTTAAATTTCTTTTTTTGTGTCGTAATAAAAAGATCTTCGTCTTGATCATTATATAACTCCCTATATCTATCGATAAAATATTGACGTTTTGTTATTAGTGTTTTATATAAAATATCCTTAACGTTTTCATAATTACGAACAAAAAAGAATTCATAAAGAGTTTCAATGTCTTCTAAATATTTATAAATGTCATTAGACTCTTCTAAATCTCTTCCGATTGAAACTGAATAATTCTTTTTAAGACCATCTAAAACTGTTGCGATAACTCGTTCTGTTATTTCTCTGATAAATTCTGATAAATCAAGATTGTCGGGATCGGTTCGTGCATCTTCTACTTTTTCACGGTAAGAACTAATATAATTAATTCTTCCTGGCCAAGGAGAATTTCCGCTAATATGATCATTTATATTTGTTAATACTATTTCTTCTGAGAGACTGTCACTTAAAGATAAAATGCGAGACGCAATATCTGAACTAGCAGCGGTTTCATCTTCATCAATCTCATATGCTAAATTTAAATTATTTGTATTAAACTTCTTTGACATATTATTTCCTTTCATAGTTGATTTATAATATATTGTTGTATTGATTATATTCAAAAATAAATTTTTTAAAAAATAATTAAAGCATATTTCAGCTTTAATTATTTATTCCAATCTGCTATTTTCTTTAACATTGAATTATTTTGAGAATTTGGATTTTCTATTTTTCTATCTAGTTCTTCATATTGCACGAGTTGTGCAATTGATGAATTTGGTTTCATATTTGCTTTTTGTTCTATTCGCTCAATGTTTGCCATCATTCTTAAAGCAGACATTCCAGCATTTTCTTTATCTCCATTTTCTGGAGATGCAATTTTTCCAATTCCAAATAATTTTTGCATGTTTTTACCATAGTATATAGCCCAACGTGCAATTAAATAAGACATTAAGCTATCGTCATGGAATCCTGGCGCTGCTTCCAATCTATTATTTGGAAGTGTAATTAAATTTTTTGTATCTTCATATAAATTTGGAGATGTGAAAACCTCTGCTTCTTCATCAACAATACCTTGCAATAAATCAAACATCTCTTTTCTTGATTTGCTTGTTGTATCAACTCCATACACAAGAGTTTTTCTTTTTGATTTTACCGCAATACCATTTTCTGTTATTTTCTCAGCAGTTTTTCCTGTGTATTCTTTATACATTCTTGGTTCTATTTTAGAATTTTTCATTAATGTATCAAGAATATTTTTTCCATATGAATTTCTTTCAACAATTAGAATTCCATTTATAAAATATAAACTCATTAATTTTTCTATTAATTTTTTGTAGGAATCTGTGTCAATTTTTGGATTTTTAAAATCGGCTGTTATATGGAATGTTTTAGGATCTATTATACTTATAGCTGAGTTATCTTGAGAAAGTCCTCCAGATACGTCACAGCTAATAATATATTTTTTTGTAAAATCTGGTTTTTCATAAAAATTGATTGCATATCCATCAACTAAAATTGTATTTAAAATTGGTCTAACGTATCCAGCTAAATTATCTAGTTGCTCTTCTGTGAAAACTGAATTATCTGAAGATTTTGGCCATTCAAGATCCAATTCTCTTTTAACTTTTACTCTGTCAGACATTTGTTTCCTCATCGCATTATACCAGTTTTCATCTCTACCAATTTCTCTCCATGAATATTGTATGAAAACAAAGTTATTTTTTGAATTCATATCAACATATTTGTGTATTTCATCTTCGTCCATATCATAAAGCTCGTATATGAACGGACACGCTTCATTGATCATTTGTTTAGAAAATTGACCTGAGTCAGTATCAATATTATTAGGTGTTGTTGTAATATGAATACCGTAAGGAACACCGTTTTTTGCGGCATTTTCAGACGCTGTTTTCCAAGCAGGAACGCAGGCATCATAAACTATTTTATTGTGTTTTAAAAAAGCGAACTCATCTACATAAATAATACTACTAGTCAAACCTCTTCCAAGCTTATCGGCTTGCTCTTCACTATTTGCTGCGGGTTTAACTATTATTTGGTTTTTTAATTTAGCAATATATTTTTCATCTTGGTTATCTTTGTCGCCTCTAGAATCTAAGATCATTGTTAGTAACCAACCTGGCAACAAGTTTTTAATGTTTTTGAAACGTCTTCCGTTTTCAACAGCATCTGGATATTGCTTATTTAAATATATTATCTGGCAATTTTTACTTCCAAATAACATTGTCCAAGTATCCTGTTGTGTTCTCTGGATTCGTTATTTCCAGATCGGACTTTGAGCTTTCGCTCTGCCGCTGAGGATAGCGTTGATTAACGCGCACCTCTTTTACGCCGCCGCCAACCGCGGAAGGCGTGTCGATCACGACAATTTATAGAACTCTACTCAATTGGTAGTTTAAATACATTGATTGCTGCATTGACGTCGCGATCGATGTTTTGCCCACAACTAGGGCAAACGTATCGACGCGCGTTTAAACCAAGCTTGTCTTCGCCTTCCAGGCAATGGTCACAACAACTACAAGTTTGAGTTGTTGGTGTGCCTTTCGGAACGAATTTAATTACAACTCCAAGTTCTTCTGCTTTATACTCAAGCATTCCCTTCAGTGTGCAAGGCGCCACGCTGTAAGCGTGTCTCGCGTTGCGTTGAATCGCAACGTAGCCTTTGAAACTGAAGTCATCTATCTTGATTTCAGAATAATTGGTGACGAGCTCCGTTGTTAGCTTATGCAAGAAGTCTTTGCGAATTCTAGCCTGCTTGGCAGCGGCTTTATCGCAGAGAAGCTTTTGCTTCTCGTAAGCCTTACTACCATAAGTCTTGGCCGAAAGCTTCGTTTGCCTAGAGTCATAAAGTCGCTCGTAGCGAGCTATCGACTTCGGCAAGTCGTAAGTTTTAGCAGCGTGACCGTTATAGGTCACCGCTGAGTGCTTGATTCCTAAATCAAGTCCAACTATACCTTCTTTTCGAGCTTGAGGACGATTGGCTTTCTCGTATGTCAAGCTCATGAAGTATTTTCCACATTTTTGTGAAATCGTCATTGTCTTGATTTCAGCATCTTTTAAAAACAATAAGGACTCTGCGGTGCGAACGGTCATGCGACCGTAGGCGCGAGTCCAGTTGAAATTGATGTGATATTGTGATTTAACTTTAAATGTGCTTTCGCACTTTCTGAACATTCTAAAAGATTCCTCGCAGTAGCCTTTCTTCTTAAACTTTGGCTTGCCTTTGTTCGGATCTACCTTGCTAGGCTTTTGGCGCGCAGCTTTTAGCTGCTTGCACCAAGCCTTGGTAGCAAGACCAAAGTCCTTGAGAGCTTCAGATTTAACCATGCTATTTACTTCTCCAAGCCAGCCGTAGTTTTCAGGATCGCTATCGCGAAGCGCGTTGAGCATTACGTCAAGCGTAAAGCTTGTTGTGAATACTTTTTCGGTTTCCCAACGTTCTTCGTAAGTGGCTAGCGCCCAGTTCCAAGCCCAGCGGCGAGTGCCGAAGGCTTGTGCAAACGCTTTGCGTTGCTTAGCAGTTGGGTAAATCTCAACTTTAAAAGTTCTAATCATAATATCACCACATTTCTGTTTAATGTTTTTTAATCGATTTTTATAATAGATTGTTCTATAAATTTTTTTTAAAACAATATAAAATGTCGTGATTTTTTGCGGTTTTTTTGTCCATCCATAGTTTTCACTATGGCACTGACTATATTTTCACCCTTGTCAGGGGCAAGGTCCTTCGGAGCCACGTGGCTCCTACTCCGCCTTTGGGGCGGATAGTCGA